GTGCCCATTTCCCTCCCCAGGGCGGGAAAGCCCGGAAGCGAAAGTCGAGGGTGTGGTGATGGCCGCAAACGCGAAGAAGCCGGCCAAGCCCGCGCCGAAACGCAAGAAGACCACCTCCCCCACCGCCGCACAGCAGCTCGCGGCGCTCCGGGCCAGCGCCGTGCTCGTCAGCGTCCACGGCCCGTTCGGGCACCGGGCGCTGCTCGAGGTCGCCACCGACGCCCTCCCGTCGATCATCCCCAACCTGCCCGCCGCCTCCGGTGTCACCGATGGGGTCGAGCGTGACCTGGACGGCACCGAGGCTCCGCCGGGGCTCGCGGCAACGGCCCTCGCCCTCGCCCGCGAGATCGACAACCCCGGCAACTCGGCCACGTCGAAGGCGCAATGCGCGAAGGCGCTGAACGAGACGATGGAGAGGATCCGCGCCCACGAACCCGCCGAGCCGGGGCAGGACGGGCTCGACGAGATAGCGAAGAAGCGTGAGCAGCGCCGAAGCGCGTGAGCCGCGAATCAAGCTCGTCCCCGACTACGACTCCTCCGCGGGGGATGAGGCGATCGAGCTGGCGGCGATGGCCGGGCTGAAGCTCGACGAGTGGCAGCAGACGGCCCTCCGGGCGATGCTCGGGGAGAAGCCCGATGGGCTGTGGGCGGCGTTCGAGGTCGGCCTGTGTGTGCCGCGGCAGAACGGCAAGAACGCGATCCTCGAGGCCCGCGAGCTCGCGGGCCTCTTCCTTCTCGGCGAGCGGCTGATCGTCCACTCCGCCCACGAGTTCGACACCTCGATGGAGCATTTCCTCCGCATCCGCGACCTGATCGAGGGCACGCCGATGCTCGACAAGCGGGTGGCGGCGATCAGGACGGCCAACGGCAAGGAGGGGATCGAGCTGCGGAGCAAGCAGCGGCTCCGCTTCCGCGCCCGGACGAAGGGCGGCGGGCGAGGGTGGTCGGCCGATCTCGTCGTCTTCGACGAGGCGATGGAGATCAAGCAGGCGTCCCACGGCTCGATCCTCCCGACGCTCTCGGCCCGGGAGAACCCCCAGGTGATCTACACGGGCTCCGCCGTCGATGAGTGGATCCACGACCACGGCGAAGTCTTCGCGAAGGTGCGCGAGCGGGCGATCGCCGGCGACTCCGGGCTCGCTTACTTCGAGTGGTCGGCCGACATCGGCGACCCGGCGAAGGACGACCCGGAGGCCGCGATCGAGATCGCCACCGACCGCGACGCCTGGAAGCAGGCGAACCCGGCACTCGGCATCCGCATCAGCGCCGAGCACATCGCCGCCGAGCAGCGGTCGATGGACCCGCGGACCTTCGCCGTCGAGCGCCTCGGGATCGGCGCGTGGCCGAAGACCGGCGAGGCGGGCGACCAGGTGATCCCGCCCGAGGCGTGGAAGGCGGCCGAGGAGCTCGGCTCCGAACCGCGCGATCCGCTCTGCTTCGCCTTCGACGTCGCCCCCGACCGCTCGGCCTCCTCGATCGTCGTCGCCGGGCTGCGCGAGGACGGCAACGTGCATGTCGAGCTCGTCGAGCCCGATCGCGACGAGGAGAATGCGAGCCGGAAGGGCACCCGCTGGCTGATCCCGCGGCTGGTCGAGCTGGTCGCCGACCACCACCCCGCCGTTGTCGCCTGCGACCCCGCCGGGCCAGCCGGTTCGTTCATCGACCGCCTGGAGGCGAAGGGCGTGGAGGTCGAAGAGGTCTCCATGCGCGAGTACGGCCAGGCCTGCGGCGCCTTCTACGACGCCTGCGAGGACGGCACCCTCCGCCACCTCGGCCAGCCCGAGCTGAACTACGCCGTCGCCGGGGCGGCGAAGCGGACTCTCGGGGATGCGTGGGCGTGGAAGCGCAAGGGCTCCGCGACCGACATCTCGCCGCTCGTCGCTGCGACCCTCGCTCACTTCTTCGCCCAGCAGGAATCCGAATCGGTCTACGAGGACCGCGGCGTCCTCAGCTTCGGTTGAGCTTCGCACCTCCTACTGCGAACTGCGAAAGGTCCGTCCCCACCCGCTGCGAAGCTATCCGGCGATGCGCCGTATGTCGGAAGTAGCGACTGTGCTCGTCGCGATCACCGGGCTCGCGGTCGCAACGGTGGGCGTGGGCATGGTGTCGCTGCCGGCGGCGCTGATCTTCGCCGGGCTCACGCTCACCGCGAGCGTCATCGGCTGGGAGCGCGGCCAGTGAGCGCGCTGGGCCGCGTTCTGAACGGGTGGGCGGGTCGCTCGGCCACTTCGGCACTGGCGAACCCCTCGCCGACGCTGTTTGAGGGGTTCACGGGCGGTCGCACCGCAGCGGGCCGGTCAGTCTCGGTCAGGGGGTCGGTGGGGCTCGTCCCGGTGTTCAGCGCCGTCTCCCTGATCGCATCGTCGGTTGGGTCGCTGCCACTGCCCGTCTACCGCCGAGGCGAGGACGGGAGCCGCGAGCGCGCTCCCCAGCATCGGGCGTGGCGCTTCCTCCATGACAACCTCAACGACGAGCAGGCCGCTGACGACGGCTGGGAGACGATCACCGCCCACATCCTGCTCTGGGGCAACGCCTTCGCCTACAAGATCCGCAACAACCCGCTCGATCTCGTCGACGGCCTCCTGCCGATCAACCCGAAGCGGGTCCAGGTCACGCGGACGAAGGATGGGGTCAAGCGGTTCGTCCTCGACGGAAAGCTAGGCGAGCCGCTGGGCGAGCTCGACATCCTCCACATACGGGGCCTCAGCCTCGACGGGCTGGTCGGGCTCTCGCCCATCCAAGAGGCCCGTAACGCGCTCGGCATCGCCGCCGCTCAGGAGGAGTTCCAGGGCCAGTTCCTCGACGGCGGCGGCAAGCCGGGAGTCATCCTCAGGCACCCGAACCGCCTCAGCGACGAGGCCGCGCGGCGCCTCGAGCGAAGCTTCGACGCGACGACACCGGGCTCCGCGAAGCTGCTCGAGGAGAACATGACGGCCGAGAAGTGGACGATGCCGCTGGAGGACGCGCAGTTCCTCGAGTCGATGCAGTTCTCCGACCTTCGCATCGCCCAGCTCTTCAATCTGCCGCCGCACTTCCTCGGCGCAAAGACCGGCGACTCACTCACCTACGCCACTACCGAGGGTCGGGGGATTGATTTCGTCACCTACACGCTGCGCCGCTGGCTGGTGCGGATCGAGAAGGCACTACGCCGTGACTCCGGCGTGTTCGTGCAAGGCGACCGCTACTTCGCGGAGTTCCTTACCGACGCGCTGATGCGAGCCGACATCGAGACCCGATTCGACGCCTACAAGACCGCGATCGAGGGCGGCTGGATGCTCCCCGAGGAGGTCCGCGACCGCGAGAACATGCCTCGGCGCAACGATCTCCCGCAACCATCGTCCGGTCCGTCCGATTGACACTTCACAGTTTGGGGTGTGAGCATCGCGCTGGAAACTCGCGTAGCCGAGGCCCGCTCCCGGCTCGCTGAGCAGGCCCCTGCGGGGCTGGAGCGCCGGATCGTCCCCGCTCGCCGGATCGAGACCCGCGACGCGGCCGAGGGCGGTGGCTACGAGCTGCGCGGTTACGCGGCCGTCTTCGACAAGCTCTCCGAGGATCTCGGGGGCTTCCGCGAGCAGATCAAGCGGGGCGCGTTCAAGTCGCCGCTGAAGAACGGCGACGACGTTCGCTATCTCGTCAACCACAACCCGGATCTCCTGCTTGCCCGGACCAGTTCGGGCACGCTGACGCTGGAGGAAGACCCGACCGGGCTTCTCGCCGTCGCTGACGTGGCCGACACCCAGACAGGCCGCGACCTCCGCGTCCTCGTCGACCGCGGCGACATGGATCAGATGAGCTTCGCCTTCCGCGTCCTCGATGACGAATGGGACGTCGACGAGGACGACAACCTGATCCGCACGATCCACAAGTTCCGCGAGTTGTTCGACGTCTCCGCGGTCACCTACCCCGCCTACCCCGACACCTCGATCGAGCAGCCCCGCTCGCTTCGCAACGGCGTCCACATCCCCGACTTCTCACCGACCACCCCGGAGCCCGAGCCGACGGCCAGCGCAGAGGAGCGCGGCGAGGAGGCCGAGGAGGTCGCAAACGCGGGTGAGGAGGACGCGCTGATGAGCACCGCAAGGGCGCAGCGCCGTATCCGGCTACGGGAGCGCGCCATGCGCCTCGCGGCCTAGTTCACCCGATCACAAGGAGAAAACCATGTCAGTCGCAGAGATCGAGGATCTCCGTCACAAGCGCGCTGCGGCCTTCGAGGAGATGAAGCGCATCGCGGACGCGGCCGAGGCCGAGGACCGTGACCTCTCCGCCGAGGAGCAGCAGGAGTTCGACCGCCACGAGGGCGAGTTCGACGCCCTCGCCAAGCGCGTCTCCCGCCAGGAGAAGATCGAGGGAGTCGTCAAGCGCGGCGTCCCTCAGCCGGTCGTCGAGCCCGAGGAGGAGAAGCCGAGTCGGTGCTCCGATGAGTACCGCGCGGCGTTCGACGCCTACATGCGGTCTCGGGGTGGCGAGCACACCCTCGCAGCCGAGCAGCGCGCCGCCCTGCAGGTCAACACCGACGACGAGGGCGGCTACACCGTCCCCGAGAGCTGGGAGAACCGGCTCATCGAGCAGACCCGCGAGTTCGGCGTGATCCGCAACCTCGCCACGGTCATCACGACCGCGACGGGGGCGAAGATCCACGTCCCGACGATCGCGACCTTCCCGACCGCCGTGCTGGTGGCCGAGGAGGCCGGGTTCACCGAGAGCGAGCCGACGTTCGGCGAGAAGGAGCTCGACGCCTACAAGTACGGCACCATCGCGAAGTTCAGCGATGAGCTGCGCCAGGACTCGCTGTTCGACATCGACGGCCTGATCCAGCGGCTCGCCGGGCAGGCGATCGCGCTCAAGGAGGACGCGGCACTCGCGACGGGTACCGGGTCCTCGCAGCCGGAGGGGCTCGTCACGGGGCTGTCGGTGGGCAAGACCGCCGCCGCCACGGGGGCGATCACGGCCGACGAGCTGGTCGCGCTCTACCACTCGGTGACGTCCCCCTACCGGGCCAACGCCTCGTGGATCCTGAACGACTCGACGGCCGCGGCCATCCGGGTCCTCAAGGACTCCACGAATCAGTACGTCTGGCAGCCGGGCCTGCAGGCCGGGCAGCCGGACATGCTGCTCGGCAAGCCGGTCTACACCGACCCGTTCATCGACGGCATCGCGACCAACAAGAAGGTCGCCGTGTTCGGCGACATCGGTCTCGCGTACACGGTGCGCCAGGCCGGTGGGATCGTCGTCAAGGTGCTGGAGGAGCTGTACGCCGCCAACGGCCAGGTCGGCGTCCGGGTCCACCGCCGCACCGATGGTGCCGTGGTCGACGCCAACGCCGCGAAGGTGCTGGCGACCGCCGCGTCCTAGCCGACCGTGGAAGCAAGGGGCGGGCCAAGCGGCCCGCCCCACCTTCCGCCGAGAGGAGATGAACAAGCGATGAAGGTACGACTCAAGGTCTCCCGCGCTGGATACCGCGACGGCGACATGTTCACCGAGAACGCTGGGGATGAGGTCGAGGTCTCCTCCGAGGAGGCCAAGCGCTTGCTCGAGAGCGGCCAGGCCGAGGTGATCGCCAAAAAGAAGGTTGCTCGCAGCGAGACCCGCACCACGAAGAAGCCCGCCGAGAAGCGGTAGGCGATGCTCTCGCGCATCGCGCGCAACTCGCGGCACACGATCTCGGCACCCTTCGACGGCGATCCGACCGGCGTCGTCAAGGTCACGGTCACGAACGCCGATGGCGACACGATCGTCGCCGAAACCACGGCCACCGGGGGCGAGTACGACCTGACGCCCACCCACACGGCCGACCTCGGTCGCCTCACGGCGGCATGGGAGGACAACGGCGGCTCCAACGGGGAACAGGTCACGACGCTCCACGATGTCGTCGGCTTCCACCTCATCACCCTGGAGGAGCTGCGCCGCCTCGATCCGCTGGCCGATGAGGACACCTACGACGACGACGCGCTTCGCCGGGGCCGGGATCTCGCCAGCTACGCGCTCGAGCGAGCCTGCAACCGCGCGTTCGCCCCGCAGCGCCGCACGGAGGCGATCTACGGCGAGGGCTCCCGCTTCCTTCGGCTCACCGCCCCCTCCGTCTCCGAGCTGGTGTCGATCGACGATCTCGACCTCACCGGGATCAGCGCCGAAGGGGGCTTCGTCGAGCGCATCGGCGGCTCATGGGCTCGCGGCACCGCCTACGCCGTGACCTACGTCACGGGTGCCGAAGCGGTCGATCCGCGCGTCAGCCGTGCGGTTGGGCTGATCGCCGCTGACGTGCTCTACGAGGACGCCCCCGACGGGCAGGGCTCAGCGCTCAACCCCCGGGCCACCTCCCAGAGCACCGAGGACGGCACCTTCTCCCTGGTCACCGCCGGCGTCGGTGCCAACGCCTTCTCGCTGCCCGAGGTGAACGCCGTGGTGCAGGAGTGGCGGCTCCCGAACTGATGGACGAGGACGAGGACTTCGAGCCCGAGCCCGAGCCGCTTCGTATCCGGGCGCTCCGCGACGGCTCCCTCGACGTGACCCTCGGCGGCATCCCGATCGAGGTCTCCACGGTGGACATCGACGAGGCGACCATCGAGCGCCTGCAGAAGATGCCGAGGACGGTGCGGGACGCATGACCCAGGCCGAGGCCATGTACGCCGCGAAGGAGGCGCTGATCGGGCTCCTGCGGGCCGACGATGCCCTACAGGGAGTGCAGATCGCGTGGAGCCACCCCAAGCGCATGGAGCGCTCGACGATCATCGTCGGCAACAGCCGCCGCGACTTCCAGAAGGCGGGACCGCCGCTCGGCACCGGGCAGCGCGACGCGAGCTGGCGGATCGAGCTCGCGGTCAACGTGCTGAAGAAGGGCAGCCCCGAGGCCACCGCCGCCGCGGCCGTGGAGCTGGCAGCCGCCGTCGAGCGCGTGGTCGCCGCCAACACCGAGCTCGGCATCCCCGAGACGGGCATCTACTCCGCCCAGGTGACCGACGGTGACCTCATCGAGAGCCGCCGCGACGCCGACCGCGAGGCGGAGATCCCGCTCGACATCACGATCCGCGCGAGGCTCCGAGCCGATGCCTGAGCATTCCGTCCGACCCGTACCCCAAAGTACGGACTGCGAATGAGCGGCCAGGTCAAGCTCCGGTACATCGGCCCCTTCGAGGAGGTCGAGGTTGCGGCTCACGACGAGTCGATCCACATCGTCAGCAATGGCGAGACCAAGGAGTTCCCCGCCGAGGTCGCCAAGTCGCTGTTGGAGCAGCCCGAGAACTGGGAGCAGGCCAGCGGCGGTAAGTCGAAGGCGAAGGAGGACTAGGTGGGCTCGAAGACAGGACTCGCGGCCCAGCTGGGCCTCGTCGCAGAATCGACCTGGGGCACCCGCGTCACCCCGACCCGCTTCTACGAGATCACCGGCGAGGCGATCAAGCTGGACATCCAGCGCGCCGAATCCGCCGGCCTCCGCGCCGGGCGCCGCTACGCCCGCGCCTACCACGAGAACCGCAAGGGCGTCTCGGGCACGATCAGCGGCGAGGTTCCCACCAAGGGCTTCGGGCTGATCGCCAAGCACATCCTCGGCGCCATCGCGGCCCCGGCCACCCCCGTCGGCGCGACCCTGACCAGGGATCACGTCGCCACCCCGGGCGACCAGGACGGCAAGAGCTTCACGATCCAGGTCGGGCGCCCCGACCTCTCCGGCACGGTCCGGCCCTTCGACTACACCGGCGTCAAGATCATGTCGGCCGAGTTCGCCAACTCCGTCGACGGCATCCTCACCTACACGCTGAACGTCGACGGGCAGAACGAGGACACCGCCCAGACGCTCGCCACCGCCTCCTATCCGACCAACCTCTCGCAGTTCTTCTTCACGGGCGCCAAGCTCACGCTCGACGGCACGCAGGTCGACGTCAAGGACTTCAACTGCAGCCTCTCCAACGGGCTCAAGGGCGACCGCTACTACCTGCGCGAGTCTTCGCTGAAGAAGGAGCAGATCGAGGACACCGCCCCGCGTGACGCGACCGGCACCTTCAACCTCGACTTCGACGGCCTGACGGCCTACAACCGCTTCACCGCCGGCACCGAGGCGGCGCTCGTCGCCCGCTGGCGCAACCCGGTCGAGATCGAGGCGGGCTTCAACCCCGAGTTCGAAATCACCTTCCCCCGGGTCCGCTTCGACGGCGAGACCCCGAACGTGGCCGGAGCCGACGTGCTCAACATGGCCGTCCCCTTCAAGGCGCTGGAGCCCGCATCGGGTTCCACCGTCTCCCTGCGGGTTCGCTCGAGCGACACCACCCCCTAGCGGGGTGGTTGCGGAGGCGTCCCCGTGGACGTCGATACCCGAGTGGACATGGACGCGGTGCAGGCCGAGATGCGCGCCGCCCAGTACCGCATTCCGAACATGCTCCGCGACGGCCTGCGCGAGGCAGCCGAGCAGGAGGCGCTGCCGCGCGTCCGCGCCGCCGGTCCCTCCTTCGCCGTCGCCATTTGGCGGGCCGGTGCGACGAACACGCGGGCCTACATCACCACCCGTGGCAAGAAGTCGCTGGACCGCGCAGCGGGCCTCCTCAACTACGGCGGCACCGTCCGCGGCGAGATCGTCCCCAAGCGCGTCAAGGGGCAGCGCAAGCGCGCGGCTCGTGAGGCGGCGGGGGAGACCTTCAAGCGCGGCTACAGCGGGAGGGGCCCGAAGGCACTGAGCACGCCCCACGGACCGCGCGCTCGCGTCAGCGGCCCGCGCCGCTACGACGCCAAGCACTACCTCGAGCGCGCCGTGGCCGAATCGGTGCCGGGCGTCACCAGCAGATTCAGAGACAAGGCCCTCGACGTCTTCGACGGCCTGCAAACCGAGAGGAGCGGCTGATGGCTGCGAAGACGAAGGGAACGACGCGGGCTGACCGCGCGAAGAGCAACGGGAAGGCCACCGAGGAGAAGCGCTCCGGCGTCCGGATCACCTACGACGACGGCCAGGAGATCATCCTCGACCTCAACAGCCTCACCGTGGGCGAGCAGGTCGAGCTGGAGGAGTGGCTCGGGCAGCCGATGGCCCAGGCCTGGGACACGGGCTGGATCTTCTCCTCCAAGGCCAGCGCGAAGCTCGCCCAGATCGCCCGCAGCCGCCGCGAGCCGACCTTCACGCTCAGCGACGTGCTCGCCGCGACGAAGCTGGAGCTGGAGTTCGCGGTCGTCCCTCCTACGACCCCCGAGACCGATGGGAGCCAGGACTAGCCGAGGTCTTCGGGGTCCGGCCGTGGGACATGCGCGACTACACCGATAGCGAGATCGAGGCGATGGAGCGGACCCTCGTGGTGCGGAGGCAGACGGGCTAGTGCCCTCTCCGGGGACAGCAGGCGGCCGCGTCCGCATCTACATCGACGGCGACGCCGCCGATCTCGAACGCGCGGTCCGGCAGTCGAACTCCGCACTCGCCCGGCTCGGGATCGGCCAGCAGAACCTCTCGACGAAGACGCAGCTCGCCAACGCCGTCGCCGACCAGCAGCGGCGCAACCTCTCGGCGATTGCCACCGGCGCGAAGTACGCCGCCGGCGGCCTGGCGGTGTTCGCCGGCGCCGGGTTGGTCAAGGCGACCGCTGACGGCATCCGCTTCAACGCGCAGATGGAGTCGAGCGAGCTGGCGCTCAAGAACCTGCTCGGCGGCTCCCAGGAGGCGAAGAAGTACCTCGACGACCTCTACGAGACCGCCAAGCAGACGCCGTTCGAGTTCACTGACCTGACCGAGGCGTCGCGGCGCCTGATCTCCTTCGGCCTCGCCGCCGACAAGACCAAGGAGATCCTCAACGCGACCGGGGACGCCGTGGCGGCGATGGGCGGCAGCGCCGAGAACATCGATCGCGTCACGCTCGCGCTCGGCCAGATGCAGGCGAAGGGCAAGGTCTCCGCCGAGGAGCTGCTGCAGCTCACCGAGGCCGGCATCCCCGCCTACAAGATCCTGCAGGACGAGCTCGGGCTGACCGGCGATCAGATCGCCGACATCGGCAACCAGGGGATCAAGGCCGATGTCGCAATCGACGCGCTGACGAAGGGCATGGAGGACCGCTTCGGCGGCATGGCCGCCAAGCAGGCGAAGACCTGGGACGGCCTCACCTCGACGATGAAGGACAACTGGGCGCAGATGACCGGCGCCATGACGACGGATCTCTTCGGCGAGGCGAAGCAGTGGGCGCCGAGGGTCAACGAGACGATGGAGGACATCACCTCGATCTTCGAGCGCAAGGACCTCTCGTTCGACGAGAAGGTGCAGAAGTCGATCGACGCGATCGACGTCAACCTCGGCCCGCTGGCCGATGAGATCGGCAAGCAGCTCGACGACGCCGAGCTCGGCGAGCACTTCGTCGACGCGGTCGAGTGGGCGATCCCCCGCGTGGCCGAGAACGCGGGGCAGCTCGGGCTCAAGGTCGCCGAGGGAATGGTCCAGGGCTGGATCCACGCCGATCCCCTCGGCAAGCTCTTCCTCGGCGCCTCGGCCGTGCGGATGGTCGCCGGCAACGCAGGCTTCTCGATCCTCGGCGGCGCGATAGCCAAGCAGACGGGGAGCGCCGCCTCCGCCGCCCTCCCGGCGTCACTGCGCACCGCCGCCTCGGGTGTCAACTGGGGGCCGATAGGTCTCCTGATCGCCGGGGGGATCGCCGGGGGGATGGAGGGCGCCGAAGGGCCGCTCGGGCTCGCCATGCAGCGCCAGGTGAAGCGCTGGACCGGCCTCGCGGGCAACGAGGACTGGACCGCCAATCTCAGGGAGAGCATCGAGAAGGTTGGCGACGGCGACTACCTCGACACCCTTGCGGCCGACGCGAAGGATGCGGGCCACACGCTCCGCGTCGAGATGGTCAAGGCGTGGGTGGCCGCAGGCGACGTCTCCGAGGAGCAGGGTGAGCGGATCATCGGCTCCATCCACCGGCTGCGCCAGGGGTCGCAGGACGAGAGCTTCATCGAGTTCTCGACGACCAACAAGACGTTCAAGGCCAACATCGAGGCGCTGCACCGCGGCTTCGCGACCTCGATGGGGGGCATCCGCAAGATCGGCAAGGAGACCTCCGAGGAGATCGAATCGGAGCTCGGGAAGGGCTCTGCGGCCGGGCGGCGGGCGATGGCCGCCAACTACCGCGCGATGGCCGACAACGTCGACCGCCTCGTCGAGCGGGGGGTGCTCACGACACGCCAGGGCGAGAAGCGCAAGGCGGAGCTGATCTCGAACTCCAACCTCGTCGCCGCGACGACGTCGGTTGCCCGGAGCATGTCGAAGGCGTGGTCGCGCGGGCTCTCCGATCAGGAGCAGTTCACGAAGAAGCACGTCGACGACGTGCTCGACCAGCTGCAGCGGATGCCCGCCCCGGCGGCGAACGCCGCCTCGCGCCTGTGGCTCGGCCAGCTCCGCGAGGCCGCGAAGAACAACCCGAAGCTGATGGACGAGTTCCGCGACCTCCGCGAGCGGATCGTCGACGAGCTGGGCATCGCGGCTGTCCGCGGTACAAAGAAGGCGCAGGACTTGCAGGCAGGCGTCGGGGGTAGCTACCGGAACACGAGCTGGATCGGCGGCAAGGCGCTCGGCGTCCTCGCTGAGAACACGTCGAACTTCCTCACCGGCGTCGACCAGAAGCCGCTGGACTTCACCCTCAAGGACGTGGCGAAGGGCAAGAGCCCGTTCCAGCGCGGCGGCGCGGTGCGGCTGCAGGGTGGAGGCGACGTGTTCCAGGTGCCCGGCTACGGCACGGGCGACAGCTTCCACACGGTCGTCCCGCCGAACAGCTTCGTGCTCAACCGCGAGGCGGTCGGGGAGTTCTTTGGCCTCCAGCGTGGCGGCGTCCCGGTTGTGCTCGAGCCCGGCGAGCTGGTCTTCGGTCCTGAGGCGGTCGCGCAGATGGGCGG